GGCGCTTCGGCTTCGACATCATCGTCTCGCAGGAGGTTCCCTCCGACGCCGCGTTCGCGATGCACCGCTCGGCGTTCATCTTCGCGACCGGCGCCCCGAGCGTCCCGTCCTCGGTGACCGGTGGCTCTGCCGCTCACAACGGTGTGGCCCTGCGCTGGATTCAGGACTACGACGCGAACTACCTGACCGACCGCTCGGTGGTCAACACCTACAAGGGCTTCCGCTCCGTCAAGGACGAGCTCCTGGGTGTCGACTCCGGCACGAACCAGGCGTTCGTCTCCCAGTACGAGCACTTCGTTCGCGCGATCAAGCTCGACCTGGACGCGACCGCTGACGTCCTGCCTGACGCGGACGGCCCGGACCCGAAGCAGAAGGAGCTCTTCGACATCACTGGTGTCGGCGCCCCGATCGCCTGATCGTCCCGCTGAGTGGGGCGGGGTGTGCAACTTGCGCATCCCGCCCCTCCCCGTGAGTGAAGGAGAACCACCTTGGCGAACTTCGCCACACTCGATGAGCTGAAGGCTCGCCTCGACTGGACGCTCGACGCTGACGAGGAGCGCATCGCGACCTCAGCCCTGGAGGACGCCTCCGACCTGGCCAGCTTCCACGCTGGCCGCGACTGGCCGGACGCAGCCTCCGCCCCTCGCCTCGTACGGACTCTGGTCCTGAAGGCGTGCAAGCGGTTCATGGACAACCCCTCGGGCTACACGCAGTCCCGAGCGGGAGACGAGACGCTGGGCTGGAACGACAGCCAGGGCGAGAACGCGGGCACGGTCCACTTCACCGCTGACGAGCAGAAGCTCCTCGCGGAGATCGGTGGCCGCAAGCCCGGCCTGGTCTCGGTAGGCGTGAGCGCCTGGGACTCGAACATCCGCCGCTACCGCAACCGCCCTCAGCGCCACCACGGCAACGACCTCCCGGCCGGATTCATCCCGTCCGAGTCCGGCAAGGACTTCCCGTTCTACGCCACTGAGGACGATGTCTGGTGAGCTCGATGCAGCGAAGGCGCGGCGTCCCGGCGACGATCTGGAGGAGCCGCTACCACATCGACAACCGCGGCAACGAGATCCTTGTCGCCGACGCTGACGGCCCGCACCACGTCCGGTGCGCACTGATCCCGCAGCGCTCGGCCCGAGCCGAGATCCCCGGCCAGCAACAGATCAACATCACCCGCATGATCGTGGACGCCAACCTCGAAGGGGTTGAGCTCTGGTCGCGGGTCGAGATGCTGGGCAAGGTCTGGGACATCGTGACCCCGCCGGCCTACCACCACGGCGAGCGCAGGACCAGGCACTGGTCGATCGACGTGCGCGAGAGGCCGAGCTGATGGCCTACATCTACAAGGGCCTCAACGGCAAGAACATGGCGGAGGTCATCGCCTCCCTCCCCGAGGTGCAGGACGAGGTCGACCAGCGTGCCTTCGAGATCGGCGTCAGGGCTGAAGAGCTCCTGATCCAGCACAAGGCCGAGGGCATCGCGCAGATCGAGATCGCCAAGGGCGACATCGACGCCTACGTCGTTCTCGCCGACGCCAACGGAACCAACGCCAAGAGCAACTCGAACTCGGCCCTGTCGATCGAGTTCGGCCGCAGCGCGTACGACGTGGAAGTGGTCGACAACCAAGGACAGGTCATCTACGCGTACACGGTCGGCGCGATGCAGGGCCTGCACGTCCTTGAAGAGGCATCTCACCTCCCGAAGAAGCAGGGCCCGAAGACCAAGCCCAAGAAGCGCAAGGTCAAGATCAAGGCGCGCAAGAAGCGCGGGGGAGGTAGAGGCTGATGGCCGGTCTCCCCCTGGAGATCAAGGCGCTCGCCGAGCTCTCGCCGGTCGAAGACCTGATGCTCGCGGTCCTGCGCGACGGACTGCCCGGCATCCAGGTCAAGTCCCTGATCGCCAAGGATCAGACGTTCCCCCTCGTACTTGTTCGCCGTGACGCGTCCTTCGGGAACTGGCAGGGCGACACCCGATTCCTCGACGCAGCCCGCGTCGCGGTGCACGTCTTCTGTCAAGACCCCGATGGCGACGAAGACGCCGCGATCCTCTCCGAGGCTGTGCGCGTCGTGATCCGCGACGCCTGGCTCTCGCAGAAGGTCGTGCCCTCGCGCGGCCACATCACTCGGGTCGACCTCGCGTCCGCCCCTCGTCGGGTTACCGACTGGGCGACGTCGACCGGCCCGCAAGCCGCGCAACCGCCCGTACCCCATCCCGTAAGGAGAACACTTCGTGGCACTGAACGACAACGCCACCCTCGTCATCGGCTCCGGCAACTACCTGACGGCGCCGGTCGGAACCGACCTCCCTGAGGACCTGCTCGTCCCGACCTCCCCCTGGGCGGTCGTCGGTCACACCTCGCTGGAGGACATCTTCTCGATCGCCTCCGAGGGTGGCGACGCCACCGTCATCGGCACGCTCCAGAACAAGAGCCTGCGCACCAAGTACAGCGCGCGGACCGAGACGATGACCTTCACGCTCCAGCAGTTCGACATCCCCGGCCTGAAGCTGTACTACGGCTCCAACGCCCCGGTCCTGCCGAACGGCACTGTCGGTGTTCCGACCGAGCCCACCCCGACGACCGTCGCGTTCCTCGCGGTGTTCGTGGACGGCGAGAACCACTTCGCGTTCTACGCCCCCAAGGCGGAGATCTACCGCTCCGACGACGTGTCCTTCAGCAACACCGAGTCGCTGGCCGGCCTGCCGATCGGCGTGAAGCCGAAGGCTTTCGGCTCGAACACCTACACCTACGCGATCACCCCGCTTGGTGCAAGTGTCGCAACCGGCGCGACCGCTGGTACGCCCGGCTCCTTCACCCCGGCTGACTCGACCGTTCCGGCCAACCTGGCTGCGATGGCGGGCGTCATCGCGACGCCCAGCTCGGCCTGGACCACCGGTCAGAACGTCGTTCTCGGCGACGCCTCGACGGCGCACTGGGACGGCTCCGCCTGGGTCTCCGGCGCTGCCTGATCCTTCGGGATCTGATCTCCCTCGCTGTGCAAGTGGTGCGGACCTCCTTGCACAGCGGGGGCCCTTCGGGGCTCTTCGCATGACGGTCCGCGCATTCCTCTCCCCTACTTCTTGGAGGTCCGCAACCCCATGGCCAGCTTCTCTCTCGACTCCATCCGTGCCGCCGCTGAAGCGAAGTACGGTTCCACCGACATCGAGCTCGGCGACGGCTCCGTCGTCCGACTGCTCAACCCCCTGCGTCTGCCGAAGGAGAAGCGCGCCGAGCTCCTGAAGATCCAGGAGAAGCTGGACGGCGACGACGTCGACCAGGAGCAGGTGCTCGCTGACGCGGTCCGCCTGGTCGCCGACAACGTGAAGGCGGCCGACAAGCTGCTCTTGGAGATCGGCTCCGACCTCGCGGTCCTGGCGCAGATCTTCGCGACGTACAGCGAGGGCACCCAGGTGGGGGAAGCCTCGGCCTCGGAGAGCTGATCGACAAGTACGGCGAAGGGCTCTACCCCGACCTGCTCTTCCACTACGGAGTGGATCTCACTGAGGTGATCGCAGGTCGGGGGCCCGCGCCGGCCCTTGTCCTCGCTCTTGTCCAGAGGCTTCCTGACACATCCCTCACGGTCGCCCTCGCGTCGGGCAGTCGTGACCACTTCGGCTGGGGCGTCGACCGCCACATGCAGGCCGACATCTACGACGCGATCAACCAGAACACCAGAGCCACCGGCCAGTGGGGCAAGGGCAAGGCGCCCAAGCTCCCGCCCTGGCCGCGCCCCAAGCCCGGCAAGAACACCGCGGGCACCGAGGGCAAGAAGGGTCGCCGCGTCTCCGTGGCGGATCTCTACAGCAAGTTCAACGCCAAGCGGAGGTAAGCGATGCCCCAGGGTCAGGTCATTGGACGCGTCAGTGTCCGCGTCCTGCCGGACACCAGTGAGTTCCGACGCAAGGCTGAGAACCAGCTCGCCAAGGACGAGAAGAAGCTCAAGGTCGAAGTCCAGGTCATGCCGAACATGGCCGGGTTCGAGCGGCAGCTCCTCACCGAGATCTCCAAGATCAGCCAGCGCAACCGGACCTCGGACGCGCGCAAGGTGAAGATCTACACCCGCATCGACACGAGCACGATGAACGGCGAGCTGGCTCGCGCGGTCCGCGCCTACACCAACCGCGCCAAGAACGGCGACAAGGTCAAGCTCCAGTCCGAGCTCAGCGCGGGCGACATCAAGCTGAAGATCAGCGATCAGTCTCTGCGGGACATGACGCACCAGCTCAACAACTGGCGCGACGACAACTCTCCGCTGAAGATCAAGATCGAGCCGGACATGAGCGCCCTCGGTGGCGCTGCCACCTCCGCTCGCCTGGGCTTCCTGACTCGGCCTCGCACGGTGTCGATCGTCCCTGAGCTGAACAACGCGGCTGTCGCCAAGGTGGCAACCTCGCTGGCTGCACTCTCCGGCGTCCGCGTGCTGAACAACCTCTTCGAGAGCTTCGGCAACATCCTGAAGAACCTCGACAAGAGCGTGCCGATCATCGGCTCGCTGGCGACGGCCATCGCTGGTCTTGGTGCGGCCGGACTGACCTCGGCGAGCAACCTCTTCGCCCTGTCGGCGTCGCTCGCGCAGATCGGAGCCTTGTCCCTCGCCCTGCCCGGCATCCTCGCGGGCATCGGAGTCGGCCTCGGCATCACGCTCATCGCCTTCAAGGACATGAAGAAGGTACTGCCGGAGGTCTACCAGCAGTTCCAGCAGATGAAGCACGAGATCTCTCGCGACTTCTGGAGCGGGGCCAAGAACGGCATCCGCGAGCTCGCGACCGTCTACCTGCCGCACCTCGGCAGCGCGGCCAAGGAAGTCGGCACCTTCTGGGGCCAGTTGTCCCACTCGCTGGCTGTGCCGTTCAAGACGGCGCTCGGCCCGATGTTCGACAACCTTCGACAGTCGATCAAGATCGCGTCGGACAACACGGACGTCTTCGCCGGGATCATCACCAAGCTCGGCCTCGGTGGGTCCGAGTACCTGCCCCGCCTCGCCAAGTGGTTCGTGGACATCTCCGCGAAGTTCAACGACTGGCTCGGCGCAGCGCAGGCAGACGGCCGCTTCAAGGAGTGGGTCGACGGCGGCATCCAGGCCCTGAAGGATCTGGGCGGCGTCCTCTCCAATACGGGCGGCATCCTCGCGGGCGTCTCCCGCGCAGCCACCGAGGCTGGCGGCTCGTCCCTCGGGATGCTGAACGACACCCTGAAGTCGATCCACAAGACGGTCGACTCCCCCGGCTTCCAGTCCGGCCTGGTCGATGTGTTCAACGGGGCGCACGTCGCCATGAACAACATCGCCGGCCGCTCCGGTCCGGCAGTCAAGAACCTGTTCACCGAGCTCGGCAAGCTGCTCACGACGGTCCTGCCGAAGGCCGGCGAGATCATCGGTACGGCGCTCAGTGCGGTCACTTCGGCTCTCGCTCAGCCTGCCGTGACCAACGGCATCACGGCCATGTTCGACGGACTGCACGGCGCAGTGCAGGCCCTCGCTCCCGCGATGGGTCCGCTCGGCCTGGCGCTCGGCGCGATCATGCAGGTCGTTGCCGCGATGCTCCCGGTCTTCGCCGCGCTGGTGACATCCGCGGTCGTACCGCTGGCGAACGCGTTCTCGACGCTCGCTCCGCAGCTCATCCCAATCGTCAACCTGCTCGGCGGCGCGCTGACGCAGGCGTTCCAGGCGCTCGCTCCGATCATCCAGCAGATGGTGCCGATCGTCGGCAACCTGCTCGGCACGGCGTTCCAGTTCCTCGGTACGCTCCTGCCGCCGATCGCTGCGATCTTCGGGCAGCTCCTCCAGGCGGTCATGCCGCTGGCGCAGGCGCTGATCACAGCGCTGGCTCCGATCCTGCCCGTGCTGTCGCAGGCGTTGACCACGATCTTCACGGCTCTCCAGCCGGTGATCGCCATCGCCCTCCAGCTCATCACGGCAGTCATCACGCCCCTGCTTCCGATGCTGTCGCAGATCATCCAGTCCGTACTGCCTCCGCTGGCCGACGCGATCTCTCGCGTGGTCGAGGCGCTTCAGCCGTTCCTTCAGGCACTGCTCGCGGTCGTCAACTTCCTGATGCCGATCCTCGTGCCGGTGCTCCAGTTCATCATCGAGATCCTGGCCGGCGCGCTGGTCGCTGCGATCAACGGTGTGGGCCTGGTCCTCGAAGGTCTGAAGGGCTACTTCGTCGGAGTCTTCGACTACATCGTCGGCTACTTCAAGATCGTCTGGGGTCTCTTCGAGGGCATCTTCACGGGCAACTGGAGCACGTTCAAGGACGGGTTCAAGCAGCTCTGGGAAGGCATCAAGGGGATGCTGAAGGGCGTCTGGGACGTGATCCTGGGCGCGCTGGAAGTGTTCCTGAACGTCGGCATCCTCGGCGCTGCGGGCAAGGGCTTCAAGGCCATCGGCTCCCTGTTCACGTCCGCCTGGGCTGCGATCAAGGGAACCTTCACCGGAGCCTTCGCTGCGATCCGCGGCTACATCAGCCTGTTCTTCACCGGAGCCAAGGGGCTCGTCACTGACGGGCTCGCGGCCATCGGCCGGTTCTTCTCCTCCGCCTGGACCTCGATCAAGACTGCGGCCACGACCGGCCTCAGCAGGCTCGTCTCCACCGTGAGCGAGTGGATCGGCAAGGCCGTCACCAAGGTCAAGGAGCTGCCCGGCCAGGCGAAGTCTGCACTGGGCTCGCTCGGCGAGACGCTGAAGACCGCTGGCATCGAACTGATCCGAGGCTTCATCTCCGGCATCAGCTCGATGTTCTCCAAGGTCAAGGACAAGCTCGGCAGCCTCACCTCGAAGCTGACCGACTGGAAGGGTCCGCTCCCCAAGGACAAGGTCCTTCTCTACAACGCCGGTGTTGTGATCATCAAGGGTCTGATCAAGGGCCTTGAGTCGCAGTTCGGCAACGTGAAGAAGAGCCTGACGGACCTGACCGGGCTGATCGGCAAGGCCAAGCTGAGCAAGTCGCTGACCGCCAAGGTCAAGGCTGACCAGGCTGCGCTGAACAAGCTGCTCTCTTCGTACGACGCTCTGACCAAGAGGATCGACGACGCCAAGAAGTCCCTCGCGGACCTGAAGAAGGCGAAGGCCGACTACGCCGCGAGCATCGCCCAGAAGATCGTTGACGACGCCAACGTCACGAACATGGAGGGCGGCTTCAAGGGGATCCTGGAGCAGCTGAAGCAGTCGGTGGACCAGGCGAAGCACTTCGCTGACGTCCTCGCCAAGCTGAAGACGCTCGGGCTCAACCAGCAGATGTTCGACCAGCTCGCGCAGGCCGGCCCCCAGGCTGGCATGGCTGCGGCCGAGGCGATCCTCGGTGCGGGTGCGGCTGGCGTCAAGCAGGTCAACGACCTGGAGAAGCAGCTCAAGGACGCTGCCGCCAAGGTCGGCGCGACCGCAAGCCAGGTGATGTTCGACAACGGCATCCACATGGCTGAGGGCTTGGTCAAGGGTCTGGAATCGCAGGCCGACAAGATCGAGAAGCAGATGCTGAAGATCGCTGACTCGATGGTCAACGCCATCAAGAAGGCGCTCGGCATCCACTCTCCCTCGCGGGTTGCGAAGAAGCTCGGCTCGTACTTCGGGCAGGGCTTCTCTCTCGGTGTGGTCGGCGAGAAGTCCAACATCGCTCAGGCGGTGGAG